TGTACCACCACCTGTAAGTCCTGTTCCTGCAGTTACTGACTCAATGTCTGCAGCAATAGTTGCCCAGGATGCAGTTGAACCATCTGTAGTTAGGTACTTACCAGTTTGACCAGTCTGAGATGGAAGGCTTACTGGGGCTGCTGCCCACTTGATACCAGATGCTTCGGCAGAATCTGCTGTAAGCAGGTATCCATTAGTTCCTACTGGTAGACGAGCAACTGTGTCATTGGCTGTACCTACTAGCAAGTCACCCTTAGCATCAATCAGAGTTCCTGACACTGCAGAGGCTACGATTGTTGCTGCTAGGGAAGCACTAGTCGCCGCGCTAGTCGCGCTTGTAGCGGCTGCTGTAGCGCTGTTAGCGGCACTTGTAGCAGAGGTTGCTGCTGCCTGTGCGTGATACTTAGCAGAGTATTCTCCGCCAGCAACAGGTGTTCCTAGTTGAGTTGCCCAGTTCTGTGCAGAGATGTCATAGGCTGCTGCGCTAGAAGCAGATGATGCAGCGCTAGTAGCAGACGTTGCTGCTGCTGCAGCAGAGGCTGCTGCCGATGTAGCACTATTGGCTGCACTTGTAGCACTTGTCGCTGCTGCTGTAGCAAATGCTGAGATATTGATATAAGAAGTTGTTGTTGTATCAGCATCGGTGATTGAACCCATATCACGAACAATTCCAGCACCAGTCAAGCCAACTACACTTGAGTATGAGTTGGCTGCATTAGTTGCTGAAGATGCTGCACTTGTGGCTGATGTTGCTGCAGCCGTTGCACTGGCTGCTGCTGAAGTTGCTGAAGTTGCTGCTGCTGTCGCAGAAGTCTGTGCGCTTGTTGCGCTAGTTGCTGCAGCACTTGCTGAGGCTGATGCAGATGTAGCGGATGTCGCTGCAGCGGTTGCTTGGTTAGTTGCAGTAGTAGCACTTGTAGCAGCGGCTGTTGCACTTGCTGCTGCAGATGTAGCACTAGTAGCGGCTGCGGTAGCAGATGCGGCTGCAGATGTTGCTGAGGTTGCAGCAGCGGTAGCACTAGCAGCAGCACTTGTTGCGCTGGTAGCAGCAGATACTGCAGAACCTAGAATGCTATCTGTGTAGCCCTTAGTGGCTGCATCCCCTGAGTTAGTAGGTGAAGACAGACCAGTGATTGTACCGCCAGAGATTGCTGGCGTATTAATTGTTGGGCTAGTTAAAGTCTTGTTAGTAAGAGTCTGTGTGCCAGTCAGGGTTGCTACACCTGTAAGGGTGTTGCTCGCTGCGCTGATTGTTTTATTGGTAAGTGTCTGAGTTCCAGCATTTGTTGTGACATCTGCAATTGTCAATCCGTGAGCAGAGGTAACATTCTCGATATGAGAGTTGGCTTCGCGGTAATCACGACCAATTGCCATATGGCGAACTACTGCACCAGCAGAGTGAGCCTGTCCTGAAGAACCATCAATACCACGAACGATTGTTAGTGTGTTAGTGGATACGGCAGTGACATCTACAATTTCTTCAACCGCTGTATCAGGGTCGATTACTACTGTGAATGTTTCACCTGCTGAGATAGTAATACCACCGAGCAGTGCTGTACCTGATACAACCGTCATTGATGTACCAGATGATGTAAGTGCACCAGTCAGCGTTGTCTGCTGTGAGCGTGAGGAATATTTTCTAACTGTCATTGCTGGTCCTTATCGGCGGGAGTAGTGAACGCGGGGAGGATAGTTCTGTTGCTGTGCCTTAGTCTCTTCGTTAAGGCGTTGTGTGTACAGTGCGTACAATTGCTTGGTCGCACTTTGTGATGCACCGTATGGGCGCTTTGCATCTGTCTCATCAGCCTGTGGGCTAACTTGAGAAGCACGTGCTGGGTCTAGGAATGAGAGCAGACGATAGGCTGCACCAAGAATCACTACGTCCCGCGTTGATTCAGGTAGACCTGTTACTGTTGTATAAACATCTGTGTTTGCTGTAAATGGATTAGGGTCAGTTGCATAGATGACTTTGACTGTACGACCAGAGATAGGGGCTTCGCCCAATGTAACTGTCTGCACAGTATCTGTACCTGTGACATAGCCAAAGGCTTCAGGGTTTGCTATAGCATCAAAGTCCCAGCGACGAATAGGAACCCACTCTTTGGTAGGTCCAATGTCTTGCCAACTAAGAGTCAGGATATTCTTGATGTTCAAGTTAGCAAAAGCGTAGGTAGACACCGCAGCATTGAATGTAAAGGTTGTTGACTTTACTGCAAAAATGTTTGCTCCAAGGGAGCGGATAGTGTCATTGATTGCTCGCTTGACACTAAAGCGTGGGAAGGTAGGAGAGATAGTCACCTTGGCATCAGCAGCGTGTGTTGCTGCAGTTGTACCAAGATAACCACGTCCGTAAGGAGATACTGTTGCAGTGTTGGCAACTCTGTCGTAAGAGTCAACCCACATCAACTCTTCGTCAATCTCGATTGTTCCCTTACCTAGTGAGTCAGTTGACCCAAGGTTAAGGACTAAAGGAGAGGCGCTTGTAGATGTAACTGTGGTTACAGCAGAGGTAAGATGCGTCGCTCTATCTTGCTGGAATGTATAACCTGAGAGGTTGATTAGAACCTCATCAATCATATTGGCTAGTGTTGTCATTAGGCGTTGATGCTCCTTAACGCAGCAGGTGCTGCCAGTCCTGTGGTTCCAGCAAGTTCGTTGCAGATGCCATCAATGTCTTTGAACTTGTCCCGTGTGCGTCCAGCCTCTGCTTTAATGTTCAGTGCACCTACTGTTGCAAGTCCAGTTGTTCCAGCCCAGGCATTAGCAGCGCCCTGTTCATCGAGTCCCGTAGTACCAGCAAGCCTGTTGAGTTCTGCTGTAAGGCTGCTACCTGCTGTGCCTAGTGCCATTGTTAGCCCTTCTTGTAACGCTTAGGTAATACTAAGTTTGATTCTTTTTGTGGTTCTTGTGAACCAAAGAATGCTTTGTAATAATGTTCATCAAATGAGAACCGCTTCATATGTGGCACAAGTGCTGACGTGTCACACCAGAGTGGTACCTCTGCTTTGCCACAGAGGGCAAAGAAATATATGTCTTCTCCGATGAATGCTTTATCTGCACCCATCTCTGTAAAGAATGGAACTCCTGGTAGAACTTCCATAATCTTTGTTACTACACTGCGGTGCATCAGGACGAATCCCATACCCGCTGCTTCTACCTTGATGAATGAATCTTTAGGTAGTGGGTGTACTCGCTTGATACCAAGTCCACCGTCTAACTCTGCGAACATATAGACTGTTGGCATCGGAACCATCAGAGGTTCCTCAGGGTTATCAGTTGTGAAGTAGACTCCAGTAAGTAAAGGCTTCTCGTCTTTGTCCTTACGGTTCCACAACTTCAAGAAATTCTCTGGGCTAAGAACAATATCTGAATCAACCCATAGGAGCCACTCAGAGATATTGTTCTCGTACCAAAACTTAATTACCTTCTCACGCTGCCTAGCAATCTGATTGCCTTGGCTGCGAATTGATGTCTCAAACTTTACGCCTGACTTGAGTAGTACATCTGTGACGCCTTGCATAAACTTGCCGTCAACATCTCCACCATCACACCAAGCAACTGCTACTGTCTCTTGTTCCATTGTCCCCACCTTTGTTTATTTCTTCTTTTTTGCTACCGCTGCATTGTCAATCAGATTTGGATAAGGTCGACCTGCTGCCTTAGCACGAGCCTTGGCTGCTGACTTCTGTGCAGGGGTAAGTTTCTTAGATGTCTTCTTTGGGTTCTTTGTATCCCAGAATGCTTTCTTCTTCACCACTTCACCTTATCTGCCCAGTATGCTGCTGACATTTTACCCTTGGCAATGTTCGCCTTATGGCGTGCCTTGAATGATTTCTGACGGGCTGTTGGCTTCTTATCGCCAGTGACACCCTGTTGACCAAAGCGAATAGTCTTGACCTTCTCGCCAACTTTAGCCACAACAACGTGTGACTTGGTTGGGTGGTTAGGCGTACGCTTTGGCTTATTGAAGCCTGATACTCCTGCTCGCTTTAGTCTAGGGTCAGTCATTAGTATCCCATTCTTCCTCGCTCAAGGAATGCTGACTTCTCTGATGGAGTCATATTCCAAGGGCTTGTGCGTGCTCTTTCTGCTTCCTGAAGTTTCTTAATGCGAGCACGTTCTTGCGCTTTGCGCTGCTCGACTGTCAACTTAGGAGAAGTCTTGACAGGTGTTTTAGGAGTTGGGTTAGGCATTACTTCTTCTTGCCCATCTTCTTCATACCCTTTTTCATTTCCATCATCTTCTCAGACTTGGATTCCATCTTCTCGCCCATCTTGTAAGCAGCCTTCTTTGCTGCCTTCTTACCTGCTGCTGTGTATGGGAACTTCTTCTTTCCTACCTTTGGCATTAGACTGCTCCTATTTCCTTGAGTACTTCGGTTGTCTTCTTGTTTATATCTTTTGTCTTTGGCATTGTCTCTGCGTTGTACGCTTTACCTAATGTCGCTGACGCTTCGTATGCTGCTTCAACGTGGGCACGTGTTGTGCCCGCTGGTTGAATCCCTTGTGCTCTTGCATCTCGGTAAGCCTGTAACTCAGAGTTCCATTTCTTATCTGGAATGTCTCTAGTCGCGTCCCCTGTACCTAGTTCAAGAGTTCCTATCTTGCAACCAAAGCAACCTTCGACATACTCAGGATGCTTTTGTATCTGGTGTAGATTCATTGTGTCCCCTACTGTGCTGTAAAGTTAGCCTCTGTTACGCCAATCCCTGCAGCGATTAACTCAGCCTTTGTTGCCTCACTTACTGTGTAGTCATACCCACCACGATAAACTGCGTCGTAGTCGAGAAGGTCTTCGTCCACTGCATATCTCAAAGTTGAGTAGGTAGCACCTGACTTAACGACAGTGATACCTCTCTTGAGTTTGTAGAAGTAGAAGAGTCGATGACCGCCTGCTGGACCCTCTTCAACAGTAGGTCCTCTGAATGTATAAGTTGTCATTGTTCTCCTTAGTGAACTTACTGATGAGGCAGTAGAGATTTCGGTAACTACCGCCTCACCCGTCAATCAACTAAGCGATTGATGAACCTGATTCGATTCGGTATAGTGCCTCTTCGCGGTAGCGTGCGAAGCCGAGTACGCCGTACCAACCCATTGGGCGGTGACGCATCAACTTGTCAACTACTGGTCCGATTACTACGTGTGGCTCTTCTGCCACTGCTTCTGCAAGTGCTTGCTGACCGCAGATGATTGTGCGGTAGTTGCGTGCAGATGCTGCACCGTCGGTTGCATTGTAGAGACGTGAAGACTCTACGAAGTATGCACCTTCGTATGTTCCGATTTCTCCAGCCCAGATGCGGTCCTGTGATGAGCCGTACTGGTTTGGAAGAAGCCATCCTGCTGAACCTGTCTCAGCGCGGAGGTCGTGTGAAACTTCTGGGTGGATACCAGCCCAGTAGAGTGAACCCTTACGTCCTGTTGCCTTGTTAGCGCGGAGTTTTGCAACTGCCTTGCGAACGTTAGCAGATGAAAGAGTTGCTGCTGCTGTGATTGTTGCTGTTGATGTTGCAGTTGCTCCTGCGTAGATTACGTTTGAGCCACCACGAAGTGTTGTCATTGCAACTGAATCGATTGAGTCAGCAAGGTTGAATGCGATGATGTTAGCAATTGCTGGGTCAACATCTGCGAGTGAGAAGAGTTCAAGCGCACGTGTTACGAGGACTGAGTTACCGTACTCTGCAAGTGTGATTGTGACAGATGTTGGTGTAGACAATGCTACTGCATCTGGGTCTGTATCTTCTGTAAGTGCAGTTGTTGCTGCAGCAAGGTCAACGTACTTCTGTAGAACTACAGTTGAACCTGGGATTGCTTGACGTGCTGGGCGCTTGTCAGCGACTGAGCGAATGAGTGGCTCTGAACGGAGTGCGAACTCCAAGAGACGGTCATAAGCCTTCTGGACAAGACCAGCAGCACCAGCGGTACCGCCGAGTGTGGCGGAACCTGTTCCTGTGAATGCATTTGCCATTTAGGTTATTTTCCTTTAAGTGTTAGAAACTATGATTAGTTTGTTATTGCGAACGGATGACGTTCAAGAAATCTTCCAGGTTATCTGCCTGGTCCATTCTTAGATTTAAGTCTTCTGCTCTGTCGGGTGTTAGTGCACCCTGAGTGATTACATCCTGCTGACGTAATGCAGCACGGTCTGTCTCACTTGCTTGCGGTGCATCCTGAGTAGGAGTAAGCCCGAACAAATCTCCGTTATCTTCTAGCCAGTTATTCACTGACTCTTCAGATACATCGTCGATGTCCTTGAGGATTAGTCGTACTGCTTTAGGATTCACACCCTTCTTTTCTAGGACTTCCTTGACGGTGCGCTCACGCTGCGTCTTGGTTAAAGTCTCAAGTTGCTCGGTGAGTTCCTTGATTCGCTTCTCATCTGCACGCTTTGCTTTGCGAAGTTTCCGCATTGCATCGTCTCCAGATTGAGGTTGTTCGACATCGAGGTCGTCATCGTCTTCGTCATCCCAGTAGTTGTTGCTCATAGCAACTGCCACCCTTCTCTATTAGTTAGTTCGCAAGCCACAGTTGACAATCGGGGAATTGTTCTGGCTCTTGCTACCAGTCTGTTACACTGACGGGGCTGGTCGGTCCGTTCAGGATTCTGTTTTAGATTAAGCCTTGCGCTCTACTCTTAGATGCTAGGCGTCCAGTAGAACCAGAGAATCGACCAATCTCTTCTCCGACTACCATCTGCTCTTCCTGTATAGCCCTAGCCTTCCTCTTGAGTTTTGATTCTTCGAGGAGTGCTTGTGCATCTGCAGTCTCTACATCTTGACCAGTACGCATCTCAAGGAACTTCTCATAAGTAGGAAGTGCCTGTGCAATTGTTGAGTATCCAGCCTGTGCTTGAGCCTGTGTGACACCAAGACCAACAAGTTCTGTTGCAGTTGCTAGGCTTGTGCGTAGGTTCTGAGCAAGTGCTGCTCCACCAATCTCTGCTGCTGCTACCTTCTTCTGAAGTACAGGCAACTGTGTTGATGGGTCTAGGATTGCAGCGAGGATGTCGCCCTCTGTTGCTGCAGAATAAAATGTTTGGAAAGCCTTCTTGATTTCTGGTGCTGCCTGTAGGCGAGCATAAGCCTGATTCATACGGTCAGTAACATCTACTGCGTCCATACGATTACCGATAAGGGTTGCATAGTAATCGCGGTTGGCTAGTGTTGTAGCACCGTATGCTGTAAAAATCTTCCTGTATTCATCCTCAGCCTTGAGATATGTAGCATCATCAAGGGTAGGTAATCCTGCTGCTTTTAACTTAGCATTGCCAGCGAAACGCTTATTGTATTCAGCGTTGTAACGTGAATCATTCTTAAGAAGAGTGAGCAATTGGTCGCTAGAAATCTCTGGATATTCAGAACGAATCTTAGCGATAGTTGCCGCTACTCCTTCTAGTCCATATGATGAAAGAGTCTGTGCAAGGATTGTGTCGCTTGCTGCATCATACGATGAACTCTTGCTGCCCTTTACTGGACCGCCAAGAGTCTCAGATGAACCATCACTGTAGGTAATAGTGACACTTCCATCTGGATTAACTACACGATTGACAACTGTTTTCCCAGAAGGTACGGGTGTAGGTGCAGGTGCTGGCGCACCAGTTCCCTGACCAGTAATAAAGTTAGGCTTTGCTGGCTCAACGTATGCTGGAGTTCCCTGTACTCCTACTCCTGTTATGTAGTTAGGAGTTGTAGTCGCTGTATATCCTGCAGGTGCGCCACCAATTGTGACCGTAGGTTGCATACTTTCTACTGGTGCATATCCCGCTGGTGCTCCACCAATAGTTACTGTTGGTTTCATTGTGGTATTTAGGGGCACACCAGCAGCAGCCTTTGCTGCGGCAACTTGTGCTGCTATCTCTGCTGCAGATAATTTTTTACCAGAACCGCCAGACTCATACTTTATCGCCATTATTACATCACTCCAAAGTTGCGTAGTACGGTTCGGGTGTCATTGAGTACGACGTTCTTGTATGTATCACTACCCAAGTAGTCATCGCTCTTATACTGAATAGCCTTGTAATCATTGACATTCTTTAGTGTGCCATCAGGATTCATAATGTCTGTCATATCCTGTGTCTTAATCTGGTCTTCAGGGATACCACGAATCTGTGAACGTATTGTGATATATGGTTGGATGCGGGCACGTACGGTCTGACCAGGCTTTAATCCCTCTGCAGCCTTACCCCACTGCATAGCAGCACTGCGATTAATATCATCTTGAATAGTATCCCAAGCCTCAGGGCTACGGAATGACTTACCTGCTAGGTTGTATACAGTCCTATCGCTGACAGGGATTCCATTCTCTTCGTACTGTGCACGAATCTCACGAACTCTCTTACCTAGTTGACCTTCATCCAACTTATCTGCAGCAAGAACGTCGCCCTTTAGGGCACTAGCAGTAAGGTTAGATAGACGCTTGTTAGCGATAGACATAATAATATCTTCGCGTTCTTGGGCTGTCATACCGCCCTTGACGGTCTTCTCTCTAGCATTAAGAGCGTTCTGATAAGCCTTTACTTCTGCAGCACTAGGCTTCTCATTGAATAGGTTAAGGAAGAAGTCATTAAGATTAGACTTAGCCTCTGTAGTGTCTGTAAGGACTGGACCTGTCTTAGCATAACCACCAGTCTTAAGATAAGAAGCAACCTTCTTGTCAGTCTTAGCCAAATCAAGTACAGCATTAATATCGCCAAGACCTTTTTGCTCGCCAACTGCAACGAGTTTAGCGACAGCAGTAAAGTCCTCTGGTGTGACCATACCATCGAATGTAGGAGTAAACTTCTCTGGATATAGTTTTGCTGCGAACATTCTCTTCTGCAAAGCGATACGCGCCTGAGGTGGAAGGTTCTTAATATAAGACTGCTCGAAGCCTGGCTTGTAGATTACACCAGTGATTGGCTTTCCTTCTGCATCTTGACCACGTGATACCCCAGTAATAATCCCTTTGGATGTAGTAGACGAGCCAGCCGCTGTCTTACCTGCACGGGCTGCAATTTCTTCCTGCGCTCTTGGAGATAAAGTTCCAGGCACTGGATTAGTTGGGGTTGCCTGTGTATTCTGTGGTGAACCCATTACTTACCTTCCAATTCGTTTGCGAAGAATGCATAGAACATCTTCTGAAAATCTGGATTTGCTTCGATAACCCATTCTGCTTGGGCTGCAAGCCAGTCACGTTCTGCTTGTTCAGACTTTGCCCCAGTAAACTTCTTCTTGCCTAGGTTGTTTAGTGCTACCTGGCGTAAAGCCATATAGTCACGTAGTGCCACAACTGAAGGTAGGTCTACGAAGCGTTCGTCTTGTGTGAGGTTCTCTAGTTGGTCGATGATTCGAGCACGCTTGTTAGGGTCGAACTCAACTACTGGACCACCGCCCATAGATTCCTTTAGGTAACTTAGAGCCTCGGAATACTGGTTCTTATCCAGTTCACCTGAGTCAACACGAGTCATAAGAGCATCACGTGCAGCGTAGAAACGCTGGTTATTAACCTTGTCAAGAATCTCTTGTGGAGTTAACTTCTTCTTTGTATCGTGGACTAGATTCCACTGGTACATTTCTGTAGATAAACCACCACCTGGCATCACATAACCCCAGACATCTTTGTACTTAGATGCTACGTCAGGGTTAGATACCACAAAGTTATATGAATCCCAGTTAGATGGACCATTGCCAGCACTTGCTGTGATAAGTGCAAATGCTTGTGATGGACCGTATAGGTTCAAGAAGTCATACCAAGACTTGTTCCAGTCGCCATCATTGTTCTGATAGATGGTTTGGAAGTCCTCGTATAGTGCAGTCTGGAGGGTTGTATCTCCATCCTTGTCCTTGGCAAGACCATTCTGGAGTAGACCCATAGGAGATACAAGACCAATAACGCCGCGCATAATAGATTCCCAGCGAGAGAATGTATCTGTATCGCGTACAAGACGTGCTTGGTCATCAGGATTATCTAGGTTATAGTTACCACCTGATGCAAGATAGTTCATTACTGGCTTGAAGTTGGAAGCATATGTCTGCTCCATACCAGTGATTCCACCGATAATCTTATTCCAGTTACCAGGAAGAATTGCTGTCTGCAATCCACCAGTAAAGTCTGCACGTCCGAATGGGAATAACCACTTCTGGATACCCATTGGCATATTGTCAATAAAGTTATTGTTGAATGTAGCAAGTGCGCTGATTGGCAGGGTTACACCAGGACCAATACCTGGAAGCAATGTACCTGCACCAAAGGCGAAGTTAAATGACATTGGGTTAGCAGAGAATGCAATAGGTGCGCCTGAATAGTTAGCACCTGTCATAGTCTTAGCCAACTTAGCCATAACAGTTCCAGCAAATGGTACAAAGAATTGACGCTGACCAGAATCAGGGTTGGTAAAGAAGAATCCCTGGTTAGGGTCGTAGTAATCCTCTGAGTCTGTCATCAAGTAAATTGATGATGACTCTGGCTTTTGTGCCCATTCAAGGGCTTTGACAGCCTTATATACATTGCTGACGTTCTCGGTACCAAGTTCGCCCCACTTACGTAGGGTGTTCTCCCAGGCTGCTGCGAACGGCGCAATCAAACGTAGTTGATGGAAGATAAGGCGCTTCTCTTGTGCATTGTAGAACAGACCCTTAACCTGATTACGTGCATAAGTGTCTGCATATACGTGGGCATCTTCAAGAGATAGTGGACCCTTGCCATCTGCTGCACGGAATGCGTTCCATACAGGGTGCTTTGTACCGACATTGACTCCAGCCTTCTGGAGTGGGTTCAAAGAGTTCTCTGCTGTCTTGAGAAGTTGAGCCTTAGCGTTAGCGTCAAGGGTTTTCGCTATGCGATTGATAGCATCCCAGTAAGCCTGACGGTACTCTGGACCAAAAGTAGAATTCTTTTCAAATTCTGTAGCCTTGTCAAAGAACCAATCTACAAAAGTGCGCTTATCCATACCAGATTCGACGTAAGCCAAATTCTTAGATGGAACATTTACTAGAACATCGTCCCAATTTCCAGCCTTTGAGAATGTGTCTCGTAGGTTTCTAGCAAACTTAGCCTGTTCTTCTAGCAGAGCCTTCTTGCCACCACGCATTTGCTTGGAGTTGGTTATCGAATTGATAGCCTCATCGGTTGCACGTGGGATTCTGAACTCCATACTACCAACAGAAGTCTTGCCTCTAGCCACTATTTCCATAAGTGACTTATTGCCACCTGTGGTTTCTGTGATACGAGCAAGCAAAGATATATCTTCACCCTTTGGGTTCTTGCCAGTGTATAGATAATTCTTAAGTCCTTCAGGAGTCTTGATAAACGCCTTAAACTTATCTGGTGTTGACTCAGCGAATGCGTCTAAATCCTTGCGACCAGGACCATATAGGAAGTAATCTACTACTGCATCCTGGCGGAACTGACCTTTAGCCAGTGCTGCCTTAATCTGTGGAGTATCAAAGCCTGCTACAACACGAGCAAATATATCTGAGTTGAGCATACGCAATTGATTTGCAATGCCATCAAAGAATCTCTTATGTCCAAAGCCTACGGCTCCAACATTCTTAAACTGTAGGACCTTAAAGTCGCGCTCATCAAAGGCTCCGCCTCTGCCTGAGTTCATCATATCTACATATGAGTTCTTAGCACGCATTGCTGCTGTCTCATTGAGAATATCTACAGCATCATCACCAGTCGAGAATGTCTCATCAAAGACTGTGTGGCGATAGTTATCGAAACTATTTAGAACTCTGCGCCAAGTCTTTCCGTCTTCACGTCCAAGCCACATAGCCAAAGCCATACCTGGGTTATTAAAGAATGAGATGTGACCTAGAGCGGTTACACGAATCTGCTCTTCTGCAATGTTACGGATGATGTATGCTGGGCGAACCAACTGGATTTTCTTCCAGAAGTTTCCGATAAGCAAATCACCGATTTCCTCACCCTTAGCCAGTGTCTTATACTTAGCCAACTTACTGGTTACGCGTAGTAACTCAGAAACGGGCGGGAAATAAACTGTTGAGTTGAGTAATTCAGAGGATAGGTGTGGTCCAGGAAGGACTACGCTTTCACCTTTAAGGTTTATGTACTTAAGTTCTGCCCCAGCAATATGGCGCTTAGCCCAATAGGAAGACATCTGCTCCGCTGAAGACTCAAATGAGGTCGTAAACTTTTGAAAAGTATCCTTCATATGTGCAGGAATCTTGTCAGAGTACTGGTTAAAGACTGCCTTCATTAACTTAACTGAGGCTGCATAGCCAGCAACTGAGTGAGTTGCAGCATCTGCAATCTCATCAATGATTTCGTCAAGAACTTTTCTGTCAAGTTTGGCTGCTACACCGAAATCTTCTGTTGCACGTAGAAGTTCTTCTCTATCGTGTACGTTTACAATCGAGCCAGCCTTAACCTTGGTCTGATAACCACGCTGTACGAATGGCTTAGCGATAGTAATGGGAGCCTTTGCTCCAGCCAAGAAGCCCTCAAAGAGTGCTGCGACTTTACCGTGTTCCCCAAAGCGAGACTGAACTCGTGCCCCTACGCCCTGAAGTGTACGAACCATTGGCATTGCAAACTTTGTACGCTCTGTAGCCTTGATTCCAGCACGAGAAAGAATGCCTGGCTTTAATGCGCCAGCCTGAATGTCACCCTTAAGTAGATAAGGTGCTAGAGCATCGACAACATCATCTTGTGTTTTAGCATCAGCCAAAGCCTTGGCTACATCGTGAGTGATGCGACCATCAGCCTTACGCCAGATTTGCTTCCAGTCTGTCATCTCAACGAGTTTGTCGACTGCAACAGTTCCGTGACCACTGGTTAAGAACTCAGCGATACGCTGATAGGCAAACTCTGGACGCTCAAGTGTCTGGTTAATATTAGCAAGACGTTGTACTTCAATCTCCCAAGCCTTACGCTTGTCCTTGAGACTTAATGTTGCATCAGAAAGTTTTTCAGAAAGGCTACGTTCAGACTTCTTAGCCTTAACTGTATCTCTCATAGCACGCTCACGTGCTGCTTCCATTATGCGCTGGGTACGCTCACGCTCTGCGACCTGCTTGATAGAAAACTTTTCAGCCTCATTTGCTTCCTTAACAAAAGCCTTTGACTTTTTCTCAAGTTCTTTTGCTGCAAGGATTGCATCAGGTGTTACTGGATTCTCTGGTAACGCAGCCTTGGCTGCAGATAACTGGTCCTCTAACGATTTGATTGATGCCTGTAGGTTATCTAGGTCATCTGCTGTGTACATTGGTACACGACCCTTTGCTACAGCATCAGAAATTTCTTGCTTGATTTGTTGCAGTTGCTTGTTCTGCTTAATCAAAGCGTTCTCTGTGCGCTCAACAACCTTAGGAGCCTTATATGCTTGCTCTAAAGCCTTACGTGATTCTGTTGCAGCGTTGGCTTTTTCAATAAGTTGAGCCTTAGATGCAGATATTTCATCAAGTCTAGCCTGTGCTACACGCACGCTAACTGAAGCCTTGATTGTATCTTCTGCTTTGCCAGATGCTGCAGCGCGAGCATCGGCTGCTGTCTTTGCTGCACTGTCAATATCAAACTTCTTAAGTTCATCAGACTGTTTACGTAGTAAATTAGCGGCTTCTGTTGCAGCCTTTTCAGCCTCTTCAAGTTTATTGAGACGGTCCATAGTCTCAGCAGCAGCCTTGAGAGCGCCTTCTGCTTGCTGTTGTTGTGCTAACTTGCGAAGTTCTTTGATGTCCTTAGCACGAGACAAGCCTGGGTCAAATAAAAATGAGCCAGCAATATCTGCTACTAGGGCAATATTTGCACCTGCTCGTGACTCTGGATTACCAAGAGTAAAAAGATTTGAGTATGTATCACCAAGAAGTGTGCGAGGACGGTAGCCGATAATCTTGCCGTCAGAGTTACGGATAGCAATCTTTGCTGCACTCAATGACGCTTGACGCGCTTTGTGTCCTACACCGACTTCTTCTGAAGGAAAGAACCCCTCACCCATTTGGATGTCAGGAAACTTCCCCTTCTTAGCGTCTTCAATAGACTTAAGAATTACTTGACCAGCAACAGTTTGTTCAAATGCGCTAGGAATTGGTTTCTTTGATACTGGTGCTGATTCAACACCTAGACCTTTTGCGGATGCTGAGATACCAAAGTTTTGTGCAGCCTGTGTAAGACTGGCAGAACCAGAACGATAGCCAGCATTCATCCAGTTAAACGTAGTGCCAAGAACTGTAGTAGCACCACGAACTAAACCTTTAACAGTTTGCCAAAGTTGCCCTCTGCCAGTTTCCTTAAACTTTTCTGTTTCGCGCTGTGTTGCAATGTCTTTTTGATTTGCAGTGCGCTGTTCACGTGTAGCAGCATCAATGTTTGCAATGCTAGATGCAACACCAGACTTAGCATCTACGCCGAGTTTAGACAATGATTGAAGCACGCCAGGTGACATAATGTTGCCCTGTGCGTTCTTCTTAATCAGTTCAGCCTGATAAGGGTTAACTGCTGCAGCGGCAGCATAAACTGCTTCAGCATCAATTTGAGCCTGTGTAAGTATACCTGTAAGTTTTTTAGGGTCAGCCACTACTGCACCATCTGTTGTTCTTCAAAGTCCATTGTTTCTACAATGGCACGAAGGTCCTCATTGCGTGGGTCTTGCTGGTACATAGCACGAATAATCTGACGTGATGGGTCTTGTGAGCGAGTTAAACCCTGAGGAAGTGGGTTCACTTCTGTGCCAGCACCATCACCAAATGGCATACCGTATGTAATAGGACGCTCAGGTGTTGAAGAAGGAGCGGTAATTGGAGTTACTTCAGGTAGCGCAATAGGTGCACCACCAGTAGTAGGAGTTTGCTGTCCCATTGCAAGTCCTGAATTTGCTGCTTCGTTTACTGCCTTGTTCTGTCCGTATGCAAAACCTGTGTAGTCAATGTTTGGTACGCCATCAGCGGAGCCTGCTCCGCCTACAGCAGAAACACCAGTATTGTTCTGAGGTGCTGTAACTTGATACCCGCCACGATTTTCGATTGGTGCAGTAGTCACGGTGCCTCCTACTTATAATGTTTGAATTGTGTCTTGGATAGATAAGGACCTGCGGTAAACGCAGTTAATTTAGATGCAATCTCCATTGCCTCATAAGCATCTGCGCCTGCGTGCAGTGCTCCTAGTGCGTATGGCGCACCGCTGCCTGCAGCGTATACATTAGATGCGTTTCGGCTTACACCTAGCGAATCATCAATATCAAATATCTCACCGCATAGTGCGATAAGGAACTGAAATCTTTGTTCAGTTTTTACTTCATCAAAGTTAAAGCCATTTGCTAATAACACTTTACGTAGTGAAGGCATAGCCTTTGCAATCATAAAGTGATATAAATCTTTTTTCTCAGCCTTAGTGGGAGTTGGTGGGTCCCACATATGTTGTGCTACATCGCAAGGTAATACCTCACCTGAGCCTGCAATCAAATAGCCGTTGACTTCTGCAATCTTTTTAACTTGAGGGTGGTTATAAATGTAACCACTGTCATCAGTTGTTTGGCTGTCAGCAACCAAGACGCAACTATCGTCGTATTCCAATCCGATAATCGTTGTCATTGTCCCCTACTTTGCTATCTCTTGGTTGTTGTAGAAACTCTTGCTGAGCCTTTACCGCTTGATGTAAGTGCTGAAATAAGTGTTTGCATATCAGGACGTGCCTGAATTGCTGGCGCTTCACCTGGCATACCTTGTGGTGCTGCCTCAGGTGGAAGAGCGCCTCCTGCTGGAGCAGCGGCGGGAGCAGGGGACGGTTGCTCAACCATAGGTGCTTCCCCAGCAGGAGGAACTTGTTGCTGTGGAGCAAAGGTTGCTTCAATCGCATCCTCAAGCGCCTGTCCCTTTTGGCGTGCTTTGATAACCGCAGCAATTTTACGGACTACCTCTGAAGCATCTCCGCCAGATGCAGCCATCTGTGGAATGGCTTGTGTATAGGCAGTAATGGAACCAAGAAGAGAATCTCTCATCTTCTCGATTTCAATTTTTTCTAGTTCTTGTGTGACGTTAACTGTGAATGGAAGTTCACGCATAGCCATATCCTTAGAGATAAGACCGCCACCAAGTGCTTGTAGCATAAAGATAAGACCCTGTGCAGGGTTAAGTCCCGCAAGCATTCCGTAACGAACATCGGCTGAGTAGTCACCCTTGATGTCCTTAGAAGGCTTGTACGTAATCTCGTACGGTGAACCAGCGTCGACACCACGAATGGTCTTCTCTTCTGGGTAAATTTTCTCATCAACTTCAAAGCACACTGTGATTACATCACGAAGTGCTGCAGCAAAGATTGCTTGTGCTGATTTAACCTGGGTGTCAAATGCACCCATAAGAGCCTGTACGCCTTGTCCTGTGACGATAGAGGCATCGATGTTTCCAGTACGTCCCTCTGGATAACGTGCGCCAACGCGCAATTCCTGATTAAGTAGTTGCTGTTCTGTGAACGCACCCTGTGGAAGATTAAGGTCTACACGACGCACACCCGCTGGGTTAGCAGTACGAATAACTGCGTCTCCACCCAACTGCAGTTCCTGTACATCTGAAGGAAGAACAATAGGAGCCTGTACGGACTTCTCTGCTGCTTCCATAGCAAGAAGAGCAAAGCGGTTGCGAAGCAACTGGATACCAAGAACATCATCAAACTGTCCACGTAGTTCACCATCAATAGATGGCTTACGTGCGATAACAACCATCATCTTGCCAATAGGATTCTTAGCCTTTGATAGTACGAGGTTATCTTTTGATGGGATATAGATGATTGACTGGTCTTTGTCATAGTAGCGAATTAACTCAACCTGTGCATTCAGGTCTTGCTTGTAACCCATTGGTCCAAGCAATAGTGAATCGTATTCAGGGAACTGAGTAACGAGTTCGCCTAGTGTCATCATATATCGTTTTGCAAATGCAACACAGCGTCCGTAGCGGTCAAACTCTGGGTAAGCCCCCACTGGGTTTTCTACGCGGATGCGAGGCATCTTGCTTTCTTCGTCTAATTCAATAATGAAAGGGACGAAACCAAATGTGATGTACCAGTCCGAACCTGAGTACATCTGCACAGCCAAGTCAGAATGCTGGAAGTAGTTGGCTGCAATGCGAGTACGCTTGTCTGCAAAAGTACGGGCGCGGTCATTGACTGCGTTTGCTGCTGAACAGTTGACTGCAGGAAGTGGAGCCATAACTTCTGACAAGTCGCGGGCGACAATATCGATAAAGTTTGCTACTACGTTTGCGTCAACGCCATCTGGAAAGAAGTCAGGATAGACTTCAGAAATCTTACCCTTACGGACAGCAAGGACGTCTAGGTTGCGCGAGTCACGCTCACTGTTGCGATAGCGCAGCGATTGAACGCGGGCTGCTACCTGCTCCATTGATAATTCCATTGGGTTCCTATCCGTAAGTTTGTGCCCATTGCTCTGCAAAGGCTTCATCTAAATTCAGTGAGCCTCGGTTTGCCATCTGCGCCCGTGTTGCCCATCGGTTTGTTTGGTACTGTCCCACTCTGGATGACTGTTGCATCAACTCGCGTATACGAATTACCGCAAACCATAAAGCCATAACGCAGTCGGTAGGGTTCTTAGTGTCTGGCTTCCAGGTAATCAACTCTTGAACCAAGGTCTTAAGACCCTCGGAGCCTTCGTTAGAAGGCAGTTCGATGATGTTGTTATCTTGGAAGCGTCCGTCTCTGGCGTTGCCGAAGAGCATTGCCATAGATGCCACACCAAAAGATGTGTCCCACTTATTCTTACCAGTGAAGTGTGAGTTTAACTGGCACCCATACTGGGCTAAAAAGTTTCTTAAGTTCTCATCAAGGGCGTAAGCCTTCTGATGAGCGTTGATTTCGATTCGTACTTCCTGTGGTCGGTACTTCTCGACCCAATCCTCAATCAGATTCTGAATCTTGGCTGGGGTTGGTTCAGTCATATTGACTGCATCAAGTACGTAAATCTTTCCGTCGGCTCTGTTGTAAGTACAGATGACTGCACCTGTTGCACCTGACATAGCAGGGTCAAGACCCATAACTGTGTAGGTTGAATCTAAGTGCTTAGGGTGTCCTGGTACTCCAGCCTTTAGTGGTCCACGCTTTCGCATTCCGTTGACTGAGGATTGCACACACAGTGGTGAGAAGATGCTGTCTTCTTGGACGTCCTCTTGCTGGTAGACCATAGCCCATACTGACGGAGCGACTTCAGAGCGACGCGTAAAGAGAGAAGGTCCGTCCCACTTGGGATAAAGTCCGTTCTCATCTGGTTCGTCCAATTCGTTTTCTTGCTGGTCTGATTTAGCCCACAATGTTTTCCAGTTGGCAGGCTTCTCATCAAACTCAAGAACGGCTGGCATAGCGCAGTAGGTGAAGGGGGATTTACCGCCTGACCACTGCCCTGGGTCGCGCAGCATCTTGTATAAGTCAATCGGTGCCACTCTGGTTCCGACGATAATCAACTTACCGTGACGACCAAGACGGGTGATAACTTCCTTCTGAAGCCAGTCCATCTGTTTTTCCCACTCGTGGGCATTAGAACCCAT